CATTCAAATTCATACGTTGGCATTTGAAGTCCCTATCTGTGCAACCCCCATGACTTCGCACTTCGTGCATTGAATTACTTCCACACCTTCGGGCAAATTGTCCGTGATCTTGTGAATTAGTTGCGTTGTGATCTTCTTGCATTTGCGGCATTCAAATTGCACTTTGTCCATAATTGGATTTCCTCAAATTCTCTATCGGTTGAAGGTTGATTTGTGTGACCCACCAATTGGGTTGCTTACTGTGTCGATACCGTGGTTTTTGTGCCATTGCGACGGGAATCCACCCTGCAATGAAGTAATGCGGTGACTGACCTGTTACCAAAACGGCAATGTCAGTCGGGCGGTCGTATTCGTGAATTATCAGCTGACCCGTGACGTACTTCGTCCAGCGGACTTCGATCGCATTGCCCACGTCGGCTTTGACTTTGTATTTGTTCTCATAAGGGTCAAATGGAAGATTGAAGTATTTGGCAACCACCCATTCACTGCCAATTGCTTCAGCAGATTCAACCAGGTATTCAAACGTTCCCAATTCTTTCTGATAACGCTGCGGGTTGTTTGTGCCTTTGGTTGATTCTGCCGTCAACTTAACGGCTGCCAACATGCACGTGATTTCTTCTTCTTTGGTCAATTGCATTTTCATCTGCAACCCCCACAAAACCACAATAACTTTTCGCCACGTTGACCGCGCTGATACCCAAACTCATCAGCCTTCGCCAACATTGAACATTTGTCGCATTGTTCCATTTTGTATTCCGCAACGACTTCGCCATTTTTCAGCAGTTTGCAAACCATTGTCTGCGGATTGATCAATTCAATGTAATCGCTCATTGTGCGCGCCACATTCCATTTGAACCGAAAACGTACCAATACGGCTGACACTGATCGTCGCCGCGTTCAGGGCACATGTAACCGCCCCAATTCTTTTTCCCAGCCTTGACGTTGGCTTCGGATTGTTGTTTCCAAACGCGGTCGCCATGCTTGCATGTTGGCACTTCGGTTGCTTCGCTTGCACCATGTGACGGTGTTCCCGCCATTTCGGCTTCAGCCGCCGTTGCGTAACTAGGAACGGGTTCGTATTTAGTATTCCAAACGTCCAATTCAGCTGACACGTCAGGTTTGCTGGCTGGTGCAGGCTTCGAAGCGGCGTTGCCGTCGTCATCTTCAGGCGCAATTCCACACGCGGTCATGAGTGAATAACGGCGGGCGTAGGTCAAGGCTGACCCAAATGCCTGCGGGCTATTTTGTGCCGCTGGGACAAAAATTCTTCCCGCTTCCATAAGGTCGCCTGATTCATGCAAAAAGACTGTTTGCACAATGACGCCCTTATCGCTTATGTCTGTGTGTTGAACTAATGCAATGCCGTTGTCATGCAATGCGTCAATCACGGCTTCAATGCAAACGGCAAGGTCTGCGTACTTTGACCCAAAATACGGGTTGTCAGCCTTCTTGAGTGCTGGTGCAAAATTGCGTTGTGCCTGGACAAATGCTGCCGCAATTGCTGACATTATTTGACCGCCTTATTTGATAAATGGCGAGATACTGCAATTTTTGTTTCGTCTGCCATTTTTAAGTCTGAAGGTATTGCAATGATCGAAGGCTTAGCATTTGCAATGTGACGTCTGATTGCCTTACGACGTGCTATGCCTTCGCGTTTGCCTTCTTTGAAGCCTTTGGCGTATCCGACGGCGGCTGCCATAACCATGAGAATGATAATTCCCACAAGGCGACCCAATGTTTGGGGGTCTAATAGATCAAGTACCATTTTGAATTCTCCCGATTCTAGGCGGTAGGACTACCACCTGGACTCAGGGTGACGCATGAACGCCGCGCGGTCAAGAACCTTGCGTGGGTGTCGGCGTGTCGATTGGCTTCGGCTTTGATTTCAGCCCATTCCCAGCAAGTACCCCACCCAATGAACCAGTCAAGAAAATTGCCAGGGTTTTCAATAGATCGATAAACGCTGCGTCATTGGGTGCTTGCGCCCCGATTGGTTGCGTCACGAAAATCAGCGCATAAGTTATGCCAATTGTGACGATCAAAAACACCATTGCCAACGTCGTGCCGATTATCAAAATCAGCTGCGCGTGGACTTCTTCGGGCGATTTACGGCGTGCGGGTTTGTTGTACGACTTCTCCAATGATGTCGTCAGTGCATGTTCCAGTAGGGACGCACTGCGGTTTCTGACATTCCGCGTTTGTCCAATTTTCGAATTCCTGGCATTCATAGCGTGTCCAACCCTGGTAACCGCAAGCGGATAACCCCAGCACTGACCCCAGTGCCAGGGCTACCGCCGCAAGTTTTCGGGCTATTTCCCCGTTAACCCGAAACTCTTATTCTTGGGATTGACGTACTGCCCAAGCACAACAACGGCAGCGGCAATGCCAGCATTTGCAATAATCATTGGGTCAGTCTCACCAGCCGCAAATTGTGCAACGCAAGCACCGACAAAAACTTCACCCAATGTCTTCAGGATTGCTTTGACTTTGTCCATTTTTTCGTCTCCTTCTTTGGCTTTGCTGCCGTTGTAGGTATTTCGATCTTTGGAAATTCGCCCTTGTACGGCACAAACTTTGGAATGCCGAAACCGACGATTTCCTTGCCTTCACCGTATGAACGAACCTTCACCATTACCATGCCGCCATTGCGCTGGTCGCCTGTCCCGCTGGTGTTTCCTTCGATCGTCAAACACGTCTTTGAATCGATCAGTCCAACAACAATTCCAATGTGTGAAATGCGGTCAACGCCGTCATGTGGAAAGTCCATGAATGCTAGGTATCCCAACTGGGGCATGCCTGACCAACGTTGAATCTCCTTGAATTTATGTGCGCCGATTGCAGTGCTGACGACTGAATGAATCTTGACGCCCGCTTCGTTTGCACACCAATTGACAAATGAACCGCACCACGGCAAACCGTCTGCCTTTGTAAATTTGCCGTATTTGGTCAGGTTGTCGCCTTCTTCGATTGTGCCAACTTCAGCTGCTGCAACTTCGATCAGGCGTGCGTTTGTGCCTTGTGGGTATGTCATGGTTTATCAGGAAAAACAAGTTTTGACGGGTCGGTTGATTGGGTTGGCAAATCACGCAATGCTTGACGATAAGTTGCCCACGCTTCTTTCTCACATACGGCGTCAGGCAATTGTGTCCAGTCGCTTGCCCTTAATTCAGCGTTGCGCCACAAACGCAAACGTTCAAAATAATACTCATCAGGAATTGATGTTTCGTTAAATGCTAAAAATGTTGGATTTGTCATTATGCCGCCTCATAAGTTATTTGGAAAGTGATGTAATCGTCAACAGCCCAAGTCATTGGTGTACCTGCTGCAACCGTTGTCAAAATTGAATAAAATCCATCTGTTCTGAAAAGTCTCACCGAAGCGGAAGATACAAAATCGTTGTTATCTATGATGATTTGATAAAAACTGCCAGTGCTATTGTCAACAATGTAACCAGTTCCAATTGTCCATAAACCGTTGTACGCTGCGTTAACGGGCAAGCCGAAAAAATAATTGCCTGTTCCTACCGTTGATGTTGAACCAAGTTTTAAATAATACTGAGCAATTACAATTTTTCCTCTTTGCTTGTATTTGCCTAAAATTGTGCCATTTCCTAAAGTTGGTTGCGTTCCTGATGATGTCCAAGTTGGCGTGTAACTTGTCCAATAATCGTTATCCCAACGAAGTCCAGTTGCTTGTGTGCTATCTGCAACAAGTGGCGCGGTATTACCGCTAACCGCTAAACGACCAAATGCGTCAGCACCAGTTCCAGCAATAAGATCACCTTTTGCGTCAATTGCAGTCGCCATTGAATTCGTGATCGTGACCGCGCCTGATGTCCCACCGCCTGAAATACCAGTGCCAGCAGTAACGGCAGTGATGTCACCAACGTCATTGGTTATCCACGTAAAGTCCATGTCGGTGTTTGACGCTTTTGAAAGAATTTGACCCGACGTGCCACCTTTAAGGTCTGCAAGTGAAGTGTCAACGGCTTGACCAAAAACTTCAAAATCAGCTGGCAGGTCAGTCACCAAGTCTGTCGAAGTTGGCATTTGCCACCCGAAGTTGCTGGTTGGATTAGTCATTTTTTCTCCTTATCAAGTGACAATTGTTGCACGTGCCCAGTCAAGTGTCGGCGACACGCTTGACCACGTAAATGTGTTTGCGATTTCGTCCCATTGCAATGCCTGCAATGAGTAAGC